GCGGTGGTGCAACCACACGCGACCTTTGGGGCGGGGCAGAATTTGGCTCGAATAAGTATAAGCAGTTCCCAGTATGGAGTGGTCGTGAGGGTCGCGGTTCGCGTGGATGGTGGATATATCCAACTTTGCGCAGTATTCAGCCTGACATCGTGAAGAGGTGGGAAGAAGGATTCTCCGAGATAGTTAAGAGGTTCGATTAATGGCAGGAAGTAGAACGCTCAAGCTATCCATACTCGGCGATGTAGATAACCTCAATAAATCACTCAAGGCCGCCACAGCGGATGTCGAGACTTTCGGCGATAAGGTATCAAAGGCTGGCAAGGTAGTCGGCGCTGCCCTAGTTGCAGCTGCCGCAGCGGCTGGCGCTTACGCCATCAAAATCGGCGTGGATGGGGTCAAGGCCGCCATCGAGGATGAAAAGGCACAGACACAGTTAGCCCTAGCGTTAAAGAACGCCACAGGGGCTACAGAGGGCGCAATCGCCGCCACTGAACAGTTTATCTTGCAGCAATCTTTGGCCACTGGTGTGGCCGATGATGAACTGCGCCCAGCCTTGCAGCGCCTTGCGCTATCAACAGGCGATGTGAAGAAAGCGCAGGATTTACTCAAGATCGCGATGGATGTGTCCACAGCTACAGGCAAACCACTTGAAGCGGTAGCCAATAGCCTGGGCAAAGCCTATGACGGCAACACCACAGCACTGGGCAGATTAGGCATCGGTCTATCAGCTGCCGAATTAAAAACCATGTCATTTACTGATGTCCAGGACAGACTTACAGATTTATTTGGCGGCGCAGCTGCGGCAAATGCTGACACCTATTCAGGCCGTATCGCTCGGATGCAAATCGCTTTTGATGAAGCCAAAGAGACTATCGGCTTTGCGCTTTTGCCTATCCTGGAAAAGCTGATGAAGTTCATCAACCAAATTGCACTGCCCGCAATCAATGCAATGTCCAGTGGCTTTGGCCTAGACAAAGGCGGCATCGGTGGAGCAATTACCACCCTGGGCAATATCATCGTCAATGTATTCACACCAATTATCAATGGCCTACTTAAAGCATTTGGATATGTAAAAAATGCCATCGGCGATAACCTGGAGACATTTAAGGAATTCGGCGGCTATATTGCCCAGTACCTTGCGCCAGTTATCGGCACAGTATTAGGCGGTGCGCTCCAGGTAGTCGGCAAAATTGCAGGCGGTGTCATTGATGTAATCGCTGGAGTCATCAAAGCCATCAACTTCCTTATCGGCGGCGCGATCGATGGAATCAATGCTCTTATCCGCGCCTATAACGCAGTGCCGCTTTTGCCTAACATTCCGACAATTAACAAGCCAACACTCAACACCCCATCAATCTCCAGCGCATCAGTATCAGCACCTTCTATCCCATCCGCTCCATCGATGTCGATGCCATCAGTTAGCGGTGCATCATCAGGAGCAGCGGCCGCATCGGCTTCAGCTGCAAGGGCGCAGGCACTCGTACCCACAGTGACTATCGGTGGCGCACCTGCGGGATACCGACCTGAAACCTTCACACCTACTGCCACCCTGGGCGGCGCACCCGCAAGCTATGTGACCAACAATGTGAACATCGGCGTGGCTGGTGATCCTGAAGGCGTAGCGCGTGCGGTAGTCGATGTCATTAACACTTCATATTATCGCGGTGGTCTAGGGGCGCAGGCGTACAAGCTATGACCCAGTGGACACCCGAATGGCAGCTACAAATCAATGGGGTTGATTACACAGACATAACCCTTTCCACTTTAACAGTGGTATCAGGCCGCACAGATATTTACAGCCAGCCGCGTGCAGGATATGCCAGCATCGAAATCATTAATCTGAATCTGACCCCAGTGACCATCGATGTCAATGATGGGCTATCAATAAAGGTCAAGGATTCAACTGGCACATATGTAGATATATTCGGTGGCTTTGTCACTGACTCAAGTGTCGAGGTGGCCAGCACTGGCACAGGCGGCATCAATGAAACTATCCGCGTTACAGCTTTAGGCGCTTTGTCCAAACTGCCTAAGACTCTAACCGATGGAGTGCTATCAAAGGATTATGACGGCAATCAGATTTACAAAATTCTAAGCCAATCACTATTTAACACTTGGGCTGAAGTACCTGCCGCACTTACCTGGGCAACTTATGATCCGACTACCACATGGGCAAATGCAGAGAATTCAGGCCTGGGCGAAATCGATAGGCCTGGCGATTATGAGCTAATGGCACGAACATCAGATGTCACAGATATGTATTCGCTGGTATCCGCGCTCGCCACATCAGGGCTGGGCTATTTGTATGAAGATGCTCAAGGCCGAATCGGCTATGCAGATGCAACCCATCGCACGCAGTACCTAGCAGCTAACGGCTACACCTCGGTAAGCGGCAATCACGCACTATCGCGTGGAATCCGCACCATTCGCCGCCTGGGTGATTTGCGCAACAAGGTCACGATTCAATGGCGTTCAGGTGACATCACAGCTTTGAGCCAGGAATCAATCGATCAATACGGATCACAGGCCGACATCATCGCCACCACCTTGCACAATTCAGCTGATGCCACAGCACAGGCAAATTTCTATTTAGGCATTAGAGCCTGGCCGCAGGATGTATTCGAGAGCATCACCTTTACCCTGGGCAATGCTGAACTCGATGACAGCGACCGCGATGCACTTCTGAATGTGTTTATGGGCTTAGCCCTAGACATTACAGACCTGCCAGCAAATATGGTCAATGGTCGCTTCCAGGGCTTTGTCGAAGGCTGGACATTTAGGGCAGGCTATAACCGCCTAGACCTCACACTCAATGTGTCACCTACCGCGTTCAGCTTGCAATCGATGCAATGGGATGATGTAAGTGTCGCAGAGACATGGAACACAATAAGTTCTACACTTGACTGGAATGAAGCCATTATCGTGGCATAAGGAGAAGAAATGCCAACTACTACAACAAACTTTGGCTGGACAGTACCTTCGGACACCGACCTGGTTAAAGATGGCGCAGCCGCAATTCGCACCGCTTTAGGTGGGCCTGACACATCATTCGTTGATCTCAAAGGTGGCACTACTGGCCAGGTGCTATCAAAGGCATCAAATACAGACATGGACTTTACATGGACTGAACAGGATGATACGACTCTTTCATTTAACGCACAGACTGGTACGACTTACACGCTAGTGGCATCAGACAGCGCAAAGCTAGTTACCACATCAAATGCTTCAGCTGTAACAGTTACGATTCCACCATCAGTATTTAGCACAGGCAACCAAATCAATGTGCAGTCAATCGGCGTTGGCCTTACTTCATTTGCCGCTGGCGCTGGTGTAACTATCACATCAACTGGTGCAACAGCAGCTGCGCCAATTCTGAGAGCGCGTTACTCAGCCTGCACAATTATCTGCACCGGCTCAAACACCTTTACCGTGATCGGTGACCTTTCATAGTCATGGGAATCCTGGGCATTTATGCTTCATCCGTACTTAAGGTTACAAATAGTTATGAGTCAATCGCGACTGTGACCGTTGGTTCGGGTGGGTCTAGTTCTATCTCATTTTCATCTATTCCATCGACCTTTAAGCATTTACAAATTCGTGGAATTTGCGCAGGTTCAGGCAACAGCGCAGAGTGGTTAAATGTCAATCTTAACGGGACAACCTCAGCGCGCAGTCACGCACTTTACGGTACTGGTTCGGCGGCAGGAGCTCAGTCAGTAGCAAACAGTTTTATCGGACTAGCAATTACCCAAGTCGCTGCCGGAGCTTCTATCTTTGGAGCATTTATTGTTGATGTGCTGGATTATGCAGACACAAATAAAAACAAAACTGTCAGAGGTCTAGCAGGTAGAGAGCAAAACGGTTACGGTACAAGTTATGTAACTTTAGGTTCATCTCTTTACAATTCAACTACAGCCGTCTCTAGCCTTACAATTACACCGGAATCGGCATCATTTGCACAATACAGCCAGTTCGCACTCTACGGAATTAAGGGGTAATCATGGCAGCCGGATCAACATACACCCCAATAGCGACTACAACCGTTTCGGGAACTCCTACAACGGTTTCGTTCACTTCTATTAGCGGTTCTTACACAGATTTAATTCTTATCTCTAGCGCTTCAGGTTCTACTAACGCAGTCATTCAGGCGCAGTTTAATAGCGATACTGCAACTAATTACTCATTTACTTATATGTTCGGCGATGGTTCTAGTGCTTCATCAGGTCGCGCATCAAGCGTGAATTATGTCAGAGCAGGTAGAACTCCGTCATCTAGTTCATCTTATGCTGCAAACATTTTGCACATTCAGAACTATTCCAACTCAACTACTTTCAAGACAGTAATCGAGCGTGAAAATGATGCAGCCGCTTCAGTCTTTGCTTCAGTTGGATTATGGCGCAGCACTTCGGCTATCACTTCAATCCTACTTACTATTAGCGGCGGCACATTTACTGCCGGTTCCACCTTTACCCTCTACGGAATCGCGGCTGCATAATGCCTAATACATTTCAACTAATTGCAAGCTCGACAGTTGGAGCAGGTGGAGCGGCATCTATTGACTTCTCGTCAATTCCCAGCACCTACACAGATCTCTGCCTGAAAATCAGCGCAAGAGTAGATGCTTCAGGCGGTGCTTCTAGTTTTAACATAAATGTGGCAATCAACGGAGTTTCAACCAATAGATCATGGCGCTTACTTGAAGCCTACGATGGCACTAACGTGTGGTCTAACAACAACACTACTGCCCGTCTAGCCGTGGTAGGTGGATCAACTACTACTGCAAGCACCTTTAACAACGCAGAGATTTATATCCCTAACCACGCTGGTTCTAATAATAAATCAATCTCATCTGACTTTGTATCAGAGCAGAACTCAAGCACGGTAAATAGCCTTGGATTCTATGCTGGGTTATGGTCACAGACAACGGCTATCAACCAATTAACTCTTACATCAACTTCAGGGAACTTCGTTCAATACACAACCGCCTACCTATATGGAGTAAAAAACTCATGACAAACCCAACCCGTATCGAAATCGACTGTTCAACAGGTATTGAAACCATCATCGAGCTAACTGATGATGAAGTAGCTGAGATGGAACTTGAAGCCGGATTAGCGGCACAAGCTGAGCAAGATCGTGTAACAGCTGAAGCACTTAAGGCTGAAGCCGCTGCATCGGCAGTAAGCAAGCTCGAAGCTCTAGGCCTTACAGCTGACGAGATAGCAGCACTGCGCGGATGACATACCCGAATAGCACAGCACCGCGGGCAATTGAAATTGCTTTGGGTGAAGTTGGTTATGTAGAAGTGCCTGATAACTTAACCAAATATGGAGAATTTACAAAAGCCAACGGCCTACCCTGGTGCGGTTCATTCTGCAACTGGGTACTCGCACAAGCTGAAGTCAAAGCACCATCAGTAGTTAGCACAGCTACAGGCGCACACAAATTTAAGGACATTGGCCGCTGGAACGAGACACCACAGCTCGGAGATTTGGCGTTCATGGACTTTCCTCATGATGGCGTAGACCGCATCAGTCATGTGGGCATCGTTGCCAAAATTGAAGGCAAGGTCATTACCTGCATCGAAGGCAACACATCAGGAACTGGCGATCAACGCAATGGCGGCATGGTGATGATTAAGCAGCGCACCATCGGCAAAGAGATCGTGGGATTTGGTCGGCCTAAGTATG